TGGCGGGATGGGTGACGCGACGATGGGGGCGCCTCCGGGCGCCCTTCCTGTTTCCGGGGCCTTCTAATGCCAGAGTTTACGCTGGGCAGCCTGAATGCTGAAACGGATTGGGTGCCGTTCAGCGGAGATCAGCTGACCGTGGAAGTGTTGGGTGGGTTTGGCGGGGCGGTGCGGCTGTTCTATCGCGCCACGCCGGACGGCATCGCTTCGCCCATCGCGGCGAACACCATTGGCGCGCATTTCGTGGCCAACGGCGCCTCGGGCGCGCTGACCCTGACGGCGCCGAGCATGGAGCCGGAAGCGCAAATTCAGGCGCGCATGGTGGCCCATGCTAACGGCTCCACCACGGTGCGGATCGGGCGCCATGCCTGAGGCTCTCGACACGTTTTTTGAAGGAATGACGCATGCCCAGCTTTAGCCTCGGCGCGCTGAATGCTGAAACGGATTGGGTTCCTATCGGCAATCAGACTTTCACTTTTGATGTGAGCGGCACCTTTGTCGGCACGGTGCGGTTTTTCTATCGCGCGGCGCCCAGCGGCGCGGGGTCGGCGGTGGCGCGTGACAACGTTTCGGGGTCGCCCATTGAGTTCCAGGGCGCGTCTGGCGTGGTGTTGGGTCGCGGCGCGGCGATGGAGCCTGACGCGCAAGTGCAGGCGCGCATGGTGGCTTACACTTCGGGCGCCGCCGCAGTGCGGATCGGGAGGTGAGCCATGTTTGACAGCATGATTGGCCAGCCGCCGTTTGTGTCGCGCATCCCGGCTTATCGTTCGGGCGTCTGGTATGGCGTGGGCGCCGGCCCCCTTATCACGAATGCGGCTCTGGCGGCTGATGTCGCTTATGCGTTCCCGATCTGGGTAGAGCGCGCCACCACCATCGGGCGCATTGCGATGACGGTCGGGACGGCGGTCCCGAGCGTGAGCGGGCGGCTGGCGCTTTACACGGGGCGCGTGGACTCGGTCGCGCCGTTTCGGCTTCTGGCGGGCGACACGGCCGCGCTTGACATGGGCAGCGTTGCTAACACGGTGCTGGAATACGCCTTCACGGCCATTCCCGTGTCGCGCGGCGTGTATTGGGGCGTCACAAACTTCAACGGTGCCGCGCAGCCGCGTACCGCGACCAACAACAGCACTATTGGCACATCGGGGGTTGAGTTCCAGAGCATGCTGGGCGCGCTTTCGCCGTTATCCGTTCATGGTTCGGGTTCCACCGTTCAGTTGTGCCGCGTGTCGGCAGCGCTGACCTATGCGGCCGCGTGGCCAGTCGAGTTTCCCGCGGTGACGGTTGAAGCGGGCGCGCCTGGCTCGCCGCTGATCGCGTGGCGCATCAACTGATTTGGGCGATGTTCGCCTGACGTAATCCCGCGCTGTTGCGGGCTGCACCGCCGTGAGGCGGCGCTTTCTCAGTGCCGGTCATGCCGGCCCGATAGATTGAGATGATGACATGACGGAAGCGATTGAGGCGGCTGCCGACGAGGCAGCAACCGCCGCGAGCGCGCACGCCCCGGCGCAGGACGATCCCGCGCCCGACAACGCTGCGGCGGCGAACCCGGAGACGGAAACGCCCGAGCCTGAAATGGTGGAATACCGTTTTGGCGCCAAGGTCATGGCGGTGCCGAGGGGCACGTTGCCCGATGACGTAGATGCCAACCTGCGCGAGTTTGCGGGCGGCATCCAAGCCGACTACACGCGCAAAACGCAGGCGCTGGCTGAGGAAGGCCGCGCCCTGGAAGCCGAGCGCGCGAGCGTTCGGCAGATCATGACTTTGACAGGGGAAGCGCAGCGCGCCGCCGTGGCCGCCGAGGTGTTTGACGCCGAGGCCAAAGCCATTCGGGCGCAGCTTCCCCAACTCTGGCAGTCCAACCCCGATCAGGCGCGCCAACTGAGCGATCAGGCAGCGCAAATGGAAGCGGCGGCTGTCGAGAACCGTCAGTTGGTGGCTGGGCATCAGGCCAAGATCGCGGACCAGACGCAGCGCGAAAGCGCCAAGCGCCTAGAGGCCGGGATCGCGGAAGTGCGGCAGGCCATCAAGGGCTTCGACGAAAAGGCTGAAGGCGAGTTGATCCGCTACGCCGTGACGCAAATGGGCGTCTCGGAAGCGGACGCGCGCGCTTACGGACTGACGCCGAAGCTCGCCGTCGCGGTTTGGAAAGCGTCCCAATGGGACCGGCTCCAAGCCCAGACGAAGGCGGCAACCGCCGCCACCCCGCCCGCGCCGCCAAGCGCCCCCGTCAAAGGTCTGTCTGGGAAGTCCGTCGCGGCTGCGAAGGACCCTCAGAAGATGTCCGATGACGAGTGGGTGAAATGGCGCAATGCCCAAATCGCCAAACGCCGCTGACCGGCTGAGGCAACAAGAAAGGCGAGCGTCGTGAGACGCCCGTATAGCCATGAGCAACACGCTCCTTACTCCAACTGACATCACGCGCGAAGCCTTGCGCGTGCTTCACCAGAAGCTAACCTTTGTTGGCTCGATCAATCGCCAGTATGATGATCGTTTCGCGCAGTCCGGTTACAAGATCGGTTCTTCGCTGAACATTCGTCTGCCGGTGCGCTACACGGCCACCATCGGCACCTCTGCCACCCTGGCTGTGCAGGACACGGTCGAAGAGCAGACGACGCTCTCGGTGACAAAGCGCGGCCAGGTCGGCATGCGCTTCACGTCGGAGCAACTGACGCTTTCGCTGGATGACTTCTCCAACAGGGTCATCAATCCGGCGATGGCGGTGCTGGCCTCGGGCATCGAGGGCGACGCTCTCACGATGCACCGCGACATCTACAGCAGCGTCAACAATCTCGGTTCGCCGCTTGCGATGCGGCAGACGCTGCTTGCCAAGAAGCGCCTGGATGACAGCTTGGCGCCTGAGGATGGCGAGCGCATCGCGCTGCTCAACACTCAGGACAACGTGGATTTGGTGGACGTGCTGAAGGGGCTGTTCCAGTCCTCCAACAGCATCAGCCAGCAGTATCGCACGGGCCGCATGGGCACGACTGCGGGTTTTGACTTCTACCAGAACACGCTCATGCCGACTTCCACGACCGGCACGATGCCGGCGGCCACGACGATGACGGTCAGCGGCGCAAGCCAGACGGGTTTGACCGTCAACATCGCGGCGCCGAGTGCGAACAATAACACCTTTGCCGTGGGCGACATTGTGACTTTCGCTGGCTGCAACGAGGTGCATCCTGAGTCCAAAGCGGACACGGGCCGGCTTCAGCAGTTTGTGGTGACGGCGGCCTTTACGGCCAACGGCACGACGCCTGTCCCCCTGTCCATTTCGCCCGCCATCGTGGTGTCTGGCGGGCGCCAGAACGTCACCGCTTCGCCCACGAACGGCGGCGCGGTGGTGAAGGTTGGCGGCGCCAGCGCGGTGTATCGCCCGTCGCTGTTCTACCATCCGCACGCCTTTACCTTTGTTACCGCTGACCTGGAAATGCCGAAGGGCGTGGACATGGCTGCGCGCGCGGTGATGGACGGCATCAGCATGCGCTTGGTGCGCAACTATGACATCAACGAGGACCGCTTCCCGTGCCGCGTTGATGTCCTCTACGGCTTCAAGACGATCCGGCCGGAGCTGGCCTGCCGCGTCCTGAGCAACTGAGGGGAGGCGCGGTCCATGTCCTTCTCAATGATCGGCGGCAACGTGCAGGCAATGGGTGTGTTGACGCTCACCCTTGATCCTGCCAGCGTTGCCGCCGCCATTTCGGCGGAACAAACGTTTAGCGTCCCCGGCCTTCGGGTCGGTGACTTCGTTTTCGTCAACACTCCGGCGGTTGGTTCCGGCGCTGGCCAGATGAACGCGGGGCTTGGGGTGGCGGGGGCGCGCGTGACGGCCGCTGACACGCTGGGCATTCGCTTCGTCAACGCCACGGCCGGCGCGCTGGATGCCGGTTCGGCGACCTACACGCTGCTGGTGGTGCGGCCGGGCGCGACGCCTGGGCCGTCTGGCTTCGCGGCGTGATGCGGGCGGGGGCATCGCGCCCCCGCTTTTTCCTTCCAGAGGTGATGCCATGTTCATCGAATATCCGAAGTCGCTCTATCTGAGCGGATGGCGCGATCTTGACGCGCATGTGATCGTGCAGGACGCCGCGGAAGAGGTTGCGGCGCGCGATGCCGGCTATCGCGGCATCAACGAGCCGGCTTCTGAGGAGCCGCCGCGTCGGCGCAGTCGGGCGCCGCAGGAATCGACCGAATGAGCTTGCTGACCATCTGCCAGAACGCGGCCGTTGAGTTGAAGTGGCTGCCGCCGGTGCAGGTGTTTGGCAATACGGCGGAAGAGGCGGCGACGCTTCTCCGCCTGGCGCAGCGCATTGGGCGGGACGCGCTGGAGCGTGGCATCTGGCCCGCGCGACGCGCGACGCATACTTTCTCGGCGGTGGCCGGTTCGGTGCAGGCGGGCGCGCTACCGGGGGATTTTGGGAGGCAGGTGCCCGAAAGCCTTTGGCGTCGGGATGTTCCGACGCTGTTGCTGGGGCCGCTGACCGGCGCCGATTGGGCAGCCGTCACGGCTTTGCAGACACCCAGCTGCACGCCGCGATGGTGGACCCGCGACAGCGGCGGCGTGCGGTTGTGGCCTGCGGCCAGCGGCGGCGAGCAGGTGGCCCTGGAATACTTTTCCAACGCCTTCTGCACATCGTCTGGCGGCACGCCGCAAGCCCAATGGCAGGCGGATACGGATGTCGGACTGATTTCCGAGGAGCTGATCACGCTGGGCATCATTGCCTTTGCGCTTCGCAACGAAGGGCAGCCCTACCAACCGCAAATGGGGGACTATGAAAGGCTGCTGGCTCGGCTTAATCGCCAAGAGCAGCCAGCGACCATGTTGCGGTCTGAGGCGTCCATGATGCGCAGGCCGCGTGAGGCGATCTCACTGTGAGTGGCGCGTTTTCCGTCAGCCTGCCGCCCCCGGTGGGCGGGTGGGATGCGCTGAACGCCCAAGCGGACATGCCGCCACAGAACGCCGTTGAGCTGATCAACTGGTTCCCGGTGGCTGATCAGGTGATCACGCGGCCGGGCTATGTGACGCACGCCACGGCCTTGCCGGC